TCATACGCCGAAAAGCTTTCTATTGAACACAGCGAATATGCTTTGAACATAGTACAGTCCGATAAATTCCAAAAGTACTTCCCCGAAATCCGTCTTAAAAAGAACAAAGCCGCAAAATCCAACTTCGTTAATACAGCAAAAGGACAGCGGTTCACCACATCGGTTGGATCGACGGTAACCGGTGTCCACGCCCACATCATTATAATAGATGATCCGATTGACCCGAATAAATCGATATCCGAGAAAGAGCGGCTTACCGCAAACAGTTGGACCGACCAAACCTTATCCTCAAGGAAAGTCGATAAACGGGTCACCACCACTATTATGATCATGCAGCGGTTGCATTTGGATGACCCCACCGGGCATATGATCGACAATAGGAAAGAGGGGTCGATCAATCACATCGTCCTACCCGCCTCTACCGAATACGAAGTCAAACCCCCGGAATTAGCGAAAAATTACACGAATGGTCTTTTAGACCCGTCCCGTTTGGACGAAGCTATTTTAGCCGACTTTAGGGACACGATGGGTGCTTATGGATTTGCCGGTCAGTTTGGGCAGAACCCCGTTCCCAAGGAAGGGGCTATGTTCCAAGAGGAATGGTTTGAAATTGTGGATTCCCCACCGGCAAGGCCGGAAAAACGGGTTAGGGGATGGGATTTGGCGGCAACGTCCGAGGCGGAGGCCGCTATAACCCGTGCGGAACCGGCATACACCGCTTGTGTGTTGATGAGTCGTAAAGGAAACACATTCTACGTCGAACACGTTTGGAGGAAGCGTGTCGCATCCCACACACTAAGAAAGACCATGTCGAATTTCGCAACGCAGGACGGGCTTGAAACCATAATCGATTTCCCCCAAGACCCCGGACAAGCCGGTAAATCACAGGCGAAAGAGTTAGCAGGGTACTTATCTGGATACATCGTGAAGTTCTCAACGGAATCAGGTGACAAGTTAGTGCGGCTCGACCCATTTGCGTCCCAATGCGAGGCCGGAAACGTGAAATTGGTAAAGGGACCGTGGAATCGGAAGTTCATTGACGAGCTAAGTGTAATTCCAAATGGAAAGTTCTGGGATCAAGCGGATGCGTCAAGCCGCGCATTCAACAATTTACACATTCCCGGTGGGAAAAAGGTGGGAACATGGTAATGCGAAAAGTGCTCATATTTATTCCCGCGCATTTGAACTCAAAAAGACTCCCCGGTAAGTGTCTGCAAGAAATCGGCAATTTCCCATTAGTGTGCTGGACTTACGTTCAAGCGAGGATGACCGGATATGTTGCGATGGTGGTTACGCCCGATAATGAAATTCATAAAAATATGTCTGTTGATCGGAGAATCCCTTGCCTTCTTACTTCGCACAATCCTCGTAACGGTTCCGAGCGCTGTGCGGAGGCTATGGCAAACGAGATTTTTGACACGATGGGAGACGAGGATATAATTATCGATGTGCAAGGTGACATGGTAAAATTTGAATATGGCTGCATCCAAGACATCGTCCGATTACTTTCCGATGGAAAAGCCGAATATGCGACCACCTTTACTAAATTGTCCGAGGGGGCTTGTAATAACACAAACCGAGTAAAATGCACCGTTACAAGTGATGATGGAAATGTTTTGTGGGTAGATAATTTCAGCCGGTGCCTAATTCCCGACAGAGAAAACTATTTACATATAGGTATATATGGATATACTAAGAAGGCATTGAATCGATATTGTGAATGGAAAATGACGGAGAATGAACGTGCAACTAAATTAGAGCAATTGAGAATTTTAGATAACGGGTACAAAATAGCCGGTGTTGTTTCCGACACGATTCCTGTCACAGTGGATTGTGCGGAAGATGTGTACTGGGCTGAAAAAGAAGTCAGGAATTTAGAATGTTTCCTTCCAATGTAAGGACATAAAATGGCACCAAGAAAAGATAAAGTCACTCATATAAATGAAGATTTTTTACAAAACCAGTTGCGTTTTGAAGCCCTTTACTCGACCATATCCCGCATGGCCTTGGCCCGTGGGTTTGGGCAGTCTTATTCGGGACAGCGGGACATATATGAGGCATTTGGATACCCAAAGGACTTGAGTTTTAACGATTTTTGGTGGCTGTATCAACGCGGTGACATATCCGCACGAATTGTCGAGGCGGCACCGGACGCATCGTGGCGAATCCCCCCGAAAATCATGGAGGATAAAGACGACACCACGAATACCGAATTTGAGGACGCCTGGATTTCCATACAGAAACGCATTCATACGTGGTATCATTTACATTTGGCCGATGTCCTTTCCGGTATCGGCCAATATGGAATACTTTTGCTAGGGTTCAATGACGGTTCCGATCTTGGCAGGCCTATACGACCACGGGCTAAACTCGACCTGATTTATTTGAAAGCCTACAAGCAAAATATGGCAACCGTCTATAAGTTGGATGAAAACATCACCTCCCCAAGATACGGCCTACCCGAAATTTACAAATTGAAGTTAGGGGTTCAGTTAGACGGTGCGGCATCTTTGACCAGTCAACGCGAGGTCGATCTGCATCATTCCCGTGTCATCCATATTGCCGAGGGGTTGATCGACAATCGGATTTTCGGAATGCCCCGGATGCAAAAGTGCTTCAACCGTCTTTCCAATATGGAACTGATTGCCGGATCGTCCGCCGAAATGTGGTATCGTGGTGCCTTCCCCGGTTACAACTTCAAGATGGACCCGGAGGCCCAAGTGTCGGACACGATGTTGACCGATATGAAGACCCAAATTGAGGAATACATGCACGACTTCAAACGGTACTTGCGATTGCAAGGCGTTGAGGTCGATTCCATTGCCCCGCAAGTATCCGATCCCGGTCCCTCCGTCGATGTCCAACTGAAATTGATTTCCGCAACCACCGGCATCCCCGCACGAATTTTACTTGGTTCCGAGCGTGGTGAACTTGCATCCGACCAAGACGAGAAGAACTGGTTAGACAAGATCAATGCTCGCCGTGTCAATTACTGTGAACCGTTCATTTTACGGCCTTTTATCGACAAATTGATGGAATTGGATATTCTACCAAAGGTCGATGATTACCATATCCGATGGCCGGAATTGATCGACAGCAGCGAGCTTGATAAAGCGTCGGCAATGGAACGTCAAACCGCATCAATCGTCAAATACGCCGATTCGATTGGGGCGCAAAACATCTTCCCGCCCAAGTTTTTCTTCACCAAGATCATGCAGATGGACGAGGAGGATGCGCAGCAGATCATTACGGAAGTGGAAGACTATGTGGAGGAGGAAAATCGGCAGATTGAGGAAGATCGGGAATTGTATCGAAAACAAGTGGAACAAAAAGCCGAGCAAACCCCGAATCAGACGGAAACTGAATGAAGTCGTATTCCAAAGACCCGACCCGCACGATAACTTTGCGGAATCAGTTCATTGCCGATTTTCAACGGCGTTTTCGTCAACTAAAAGGTTGGATTGTAAATTATTTAGTTGATCAGAATAAACTCCAACCGATAACATCTAATTTTGAGTACAGATATGCGGCTGAAAAACATCAACTTTTTATGGATTGGTTGGCTGAACAGGAGTCCAAGGGTGTTTTGCAGATCATACGCAGGGACGTTCCTTATCGGACTATACCGGCGAACCAGCCATGGATTAACACATACATATGGACTGCGTATCAAAAAGGCTTGGTAAAGGCCAGAATGGAAATGAGGGCGGCGGGATACGACGACATCCCCACCTTCATGATGACCGACGATTTTCTGGTCTCGCCTTTATTCCACGCCCCGTTTCATTCGGAGGCCATTGCATTAACGTTCACCCGGACGTTTACCGATCTAAAGGGAATCACAAGTGCGATGGATTCCCAGATTTCGAGGGTTCTTGCAAGGGGGATGGCGGAGGGGTATGGTTCGGAAAGAATAGCAAGGGACATCACAAAAAAGGTAGATAGTATTGGGATTATCCGCGCCAGGGTTCTTGCGAGAACCGAAGTTGTGAAAGCATACAACGATGCACAGCTTAATGATTATGAGGGGATGCAAGACATTATTGGGGAAGAAATATTGGTGCAGTGGTGGACGGCAAGGGATGAAAGAGTCAGACGGCCAAGACACACATCAAGACATGCCAAAATCTATCGCATTGCGGATGCCCGGAAATTGCTTGGAGAGCCGAACTGCCGTTGCACAATACTGCCCTACATGGTGTCTGTCAATGGCCCTGTTTCAGACTCGCAGTGGGGTCCGATAAACCCGGCATAGGAGAGGAAATGAGAATAAAACCAAGGAAGTTTGAGGATTCAATTACATCCAATTTGAAAGCCGGGGATTGGAGATATGAGACATTTGAACAGCGTCCTCATTTAGTTGTCCCGGTAGTATTGATGACGGAGGGGGTCCATAATGGTTCTAATGGACCCTTTTTGTATTCGGAAGAAGAACTGTCCACACTCGCAGCATCATGGAATGGTGTTCCCGTCCCTATTTTTCATCCCGAAGAAAATGGTTCCCCTTGCACTTGCAATGATCCTAGGGTCATTGAACGCCAGAATGTCGGACGCATGTTCAATGTGCGTTGGGACAATGGCAAGTTGAAAGGGGAGGCCTGGATCGATATACAAAAAGCGGAGGCTGTATATAATGGTATCATTGACATGATCAAAGACCAGAAATCCCGATTGGAAGTATCTACGGGGTTGCTGGCAGAACATGACATGACACCGGGTGTTTGGAATGGTGAGGAATATGACGGGGTTATTAGAAACATAAGGCCGGATCATTTGGCCTTGCTTCCCGGTTCACGCGGTGCGTGTAGTTGGGAAGATGGATGCGGGGTGAGGAATATGGATAAAAACGTCGAAAAGTATTTGAACAATCTGATGGGACAACGGGAAACCCACCAGAAGATTTATCAGTTTGTGGATTCCATGGACAATGATATGTCGGTTCATTTTTTGGAGGAGGTGTATGACGATTATTTTATATACCGAAAAGAAACCCGGACACAGAACCAAGGGGCGGGTTATTACAAAGTGCCTTACACCCTTGGTGAGGATGGGACGCTGAATGTAGACAGTAACGGCGTTTCACAGGTAAAGAAGTCGATAACCTATGAGTCAATTTCTAACAATCAGGAAAAAGGAGAAGAAGACATGGCGACACGTAAAGACGGCAAGGGAGCGGATACTCAGAATACCGAGTGCCCGGAATGCAAAGCGGTGATCGATGAACTGATCGCCAATGAAAGTACCCAGTTCACCGAGGAAAATCGTGATTTCTTGGATGAAATGGATCTGGAAACCCTCAAACTGTTCCGTCCGGTTCAGAAAGAGGAAAAAGACCCGGTGGTCAACAAGGAGGAGAAAAAAGAAACTCCCCCGGACACCAACAAAGAGGAAGAGGAAAAGGAAAAACCCCTCACAGCACGGGCTTACATCGACAACGCCCCGGCTGAAATTCGTGAGGTCCTCAATTCAGCCATGAACACCCATCAGAATCGGAAAAAGGATTTGGTAGCCCAGATCACCGCCAACGCCCGCAACAAGTTCAGCAAGGAACAGCTTACCGCGAAACCCCTTGAGGAACTGGAAATGTTGGCAGAACTGGCGACCGATGTGAACTACGAGGGTCAGGGCGGGGCATCTCATACGCAGAACGAGGAAAAAGAGGAGCCCTTGTTCATCCCTGTCGTAGATTATTCAACCAAGAAGTAAAAAAGAAACAGGCAGTATTTTTTAATAACCTACAGTTAAGGAGATATAGAAAATGGCGTACAGAACAGTTCATCTTTGGGGAAAACCCCGTCGAGTAGAAGGGTTGGCATCGACCGGCACCATCTATCCGGGCCACTTGGTTGAAATGACCAGTGCCGCTTTGGATACGTGGAAGCTTCGTGCCACAGCAGGTGGTAAGAATGAGAATGCCGTTGCGATTGAGGACGATTTGAAAGGCAATCCCATTGCTACCGCCTACACCGCCAACAATCGAATCCAGGTCAATATCTACGGTTCCGGCGATGAGTGCGTTGTCCGGGTTGCCAATGGTGAGGCTATTGCCAAGGGCGATAAACTGATTGCCAACAGTGATGGGACCGTTAAGGAAGCCACTCCTGACAGTTCAGGTGTCGTCATCGAGCAGCATGTGATCGGCATTGCCCTTGAGGCCTGTGACATGTCCGGTTCTTCCGCCGTTGATCCTTCACCGCTTTGTGCAATGCGTTGGATTTAATTCACAAGTCATTTTGACATGAACTTTTAAATAAGGAGAATCGAGAAAATGAAAGAAAGTTATTTTATGAATGGACAGGCGTTCGGGGATGTCGCTGATCTGCTTGCCGCATCCAAGTTCGACGCCAACGCTTTGCGTCCCTGGACAGGGGCCGATGGCCGATCCTATATTACGCACAATGGGGTGGCCGTCCCGATTAATAACGCTTCTACTCTCCGGAAAGATGAATGGAAGCAAATGGACGAGGCTGTGCTGGACATCGCACGGTATCGCCTGACCGGTATTGCGGATCTGGAATCCCGTGGTCTGGTCTACAATATCGCCAATGGTCTTGGAACCACCGTGATGGAATACGAGAACATCAGCGATATGAATGATGCCGAAGTCGATATGGACGGCGAGACCGAGGGCAGGAATGACCGGGTGCAGTACGATATTGCGTACCTGCCCCTGCCCATTACTCACAAAGACTTCCGTATCAACATCCGCCAATTGGAAGCGTCACGCACCAGAGGCGCAGCGCTGGACACCACCCAGATCCAGATCGCCACCCGGAAGGTCTATGAAAAGGTGGAAACCTGGCTGTTCAACGGTTCCGGTTCAACCGCCTACACGTTCGGAGGCGGTTCGATCTATGGGTATCTTACCCATCCCGATGTTGTTACGGGCAGTTTGACCGATGCCTGGGATGACAGTGGCCCCGATGCGGTTGCCGACATCATTGCCATGAAACAGGCGTTGATCAACATCAAGCAGTATGGTCCGTATGGTGTGTATATTCCCACCGAATACGAAACCCATTTGGATACCGATTACGTTTCCGGTTATCCGAAAACCGTCCGTCAGCGCATCCTGGAAATTGGCGGTATCGAGTTCATCAAGGTGTCCGACTACGTTACCGCAGACAAAGTGGTAATGGTTCAGTTGCAGTCGACCACCGTTCGTATGGTAAATGCCCTGCCCATCGCCCCTGTGCAGTGGGATGTTAAGGGTGGAATGGTCAAGAAGTTCAAAGTTATGTGCATCAAGGTTCCGCAGATCCGTTCCGATCAGGACGGAAATTGCGGCGTAGCGGTGTATACCGGATCGTAATCGATAACCTAATTGATTTGGATAGGCTTAAAAGGTAACCAACCCAACGCCTAACCATGAAGAGGAGTTTCAAATGAGAGCAAGATTAAAGAGTGGTTCTTTTCATGCCCGTTTCCCCGTCGCTCGTGTGTATCGTAAAGGGGATGTGATTGATGACATTGAAGATGTGCCTGTTGTTTTTCGGGACAGATGGGAAGAAATCCCTCCTCCGGTTCGCCGGGTCGAACCGGCTCCAATAGTGAAGGAGGAGGAACCGAAGCCGAAAGAAGAGCCGCCGAAATCAGACGCCGCCGTCAAACCGAAATCAAACGTAAAGAAACCGACTACTCGAAAATCAACTACCACGATCAAAAAGACTGGGAGCAGAAGAGCGTCACCCAAAAAAAAGTAGTGAATCCCAGTATTTTAAATGGGGTGTGGAAAGACGAAACCGTTTTTATCATTGGGGGTGGTCCGTCCCTTATAGGGTTTGACTTCACCCCAATACATGAACGAAAGGTGATAGGGGTAAACAACTCTTATCGATTTGGCGATTGGGTGGATGTTTGTTGGTTTGGTGATCTTAAATGGTTCCATTGGCATCAGAAAGAACTAAGACAGTCATTTAAGGGAATCGTCGCCCATTGCAATACCCGATCCGATCTCCGTGCATTAAAGTGGGCGGCTTGCTTTGCGAGGGAGTCGTCACGGGGATTGTCCACCAAACCGAATACCGTTCGTTGGAATAGATGTTCCGGGTTGTCGGCTATTAATTTAGCGTATCATATGGGGGCCTCCACTGTGTTTTTACTTGGGTTCGATATGAAGCACAATGGGGTTCAAAAAAACTGGCATTTGGATCACATGGAGGATCAATCGGTAGAAAAAGCAGATGATCGGTATGTTCGTTTTTTATCGATGTGTAAATACATAAAAAGGGATGCAATAAAACTTAACCTTAAAATAATCAATGGCAATCCAGATTCTGCGATAAAAGAATTTCCGAAGATGACGTTGAATCAGTTTCTTAAAGCGGAGGCCAGATGACTACACAATACGAACCCCATAATATATTTTATGATTTTGCAGATCGATTCCTTCCCTTCCTTTGTTTTCGTAGAGTTGCTAATTTTCGTTCCTTTTACAAATCCACAATTGACCAAATGGCAGAAGGTATAACCTATGGTGCCGGAACGGAGTTTGGTGAGAATGTGTGTATTGAACCCAATGTCATTATAGGTAAGAACTGCTATATAGGCACAAATACCGTGATCCGAAACAACACGGTCATTGGGGATAACAGTGTCATCGGTCATTTGGTTTTGATCGAAAAAGATGTTCAAATAGGTGAAAATTCAACCGTTCAATCGCAATGCAGTATCACGCAAGGCACGGTGATTGGCGATAATGTTTTTTTAGGCCCGTGCGTGGTCTGTGCCAACGATAAAAAAATGGTCAAATATCATCCAGAAAGAGGGGAATTTATTTGCCAAGCCCCTATTTTCAAGGATGGATGCAGTGTTGGTGCTGCCAGTCACATCTTGCCGGGGGTTGTCATTGGTGAAAATGCTGTAGTGGGGATGGGGTCTACCGTGACAAAAGACATACCCGCAAATCAAAAGTGGTACGGTCACCGTGCTGTTTTCAGGAGTGTCAAATAATGCTGACATTCGCCGTGGTACTTCGATCAGGTGGGGATTATATTCGACAGGATCCGATCATCCTTTCTAGGCAGGTATACCGAAATATGACAGTTCCCCACCGGTTCGTATGTCTTACGGATATGGATGTCGATGATCCTTTTGTCGATGCTATTCCTTTGCGTCACAATTGGCCGGGGTGGTGGAGTCTTGTTGAAACTTTTCGACTGACCGGACCCGTCATCGTGACAGGGCTTGACACCTTAGTTATCAATAATATCAATTCTTTAGCCGAACTCGCCTTGACCTGCCCACCCGACGTTTTCTATATGACCAAACCACAACTTCCGGGACTCAGAAAAGGCAAGAAAATGAACTCCGGAATAATGATGTGGAATGGTGATTGGACATGGCTGTATAAGCAATTCAAAGAACCATACATTGAAACCTTCCGCATGGAAGAAAAATACACCGAATGGCAGCTTACCAAGAACAAAATCAAAGTTCGATTGCTGCAAGATCATTTCCAAGGCTTCTATTCATATAAGTTGAGTATTAAAGATAAAGGCATCCCGGAGGATTGCCGCATTGTCGCTTTTCATGGGAAGCCCCGTCCACGGCAGTGTGGTGAAAGATGGGTGAAGAACATATTGGAGGATTATTCGACGCCCGTTCATTACTTTGCCGACGTTCTATCTAAGGCCCAAAGGGAGGTGCGAAGTGAAGCACGCTTATGATATCACCTCCGGTGCGGATCAATTAAAAGATTATTCCGTCACGTTTGCGAACAACAGTTTTTGGATGACGCTTATCGCCAAGACCAAATTACATCTTGAGGTGTATGTTCCCGCATCTTTTGATTTAGTCAACACCAAGAACATTCGCTGGATACCGTCGATGAATCCGTTTTACGATTTTGTGCTTTATCATAA